GGTTTTATTTAAACCAGGAACTACTGTACAATCAAGAGAATTAACTACTTTACAATCAATTTTACAAAATCAAATTGAAAAATTTGGAACTGCTTTCTATACAAATGGTGGTGTAGTAATTCCTGGGGCATCAAATTATGATGGAAATTTTACTTGCGTAGAAATTGAAAGTACTTACAAGGGCATTAACGTAGAAGAATATTATGAAAATTTGGTTGGGAAAACTATAAAAGGAAAACTGACTGGAATTTCAGCAAAAGTATTAAAAGTTTTATCTAAAGAAGATTCTGAAAGAACAAATACAACATTATATGTAAAGTATATTTCATCCTCTGATAGTTCTGATGATCAATCCTTTACTAAAGAAGTATTTGACGATGGAGAAGAATTAATAACCTTATCAGATATTCCTGTTGGAGATTCTTATATCTTTACCAATTCAGAATTTGCAAGAGTAATTTCTTTAACCAATAGAAAAGCAACGTCTGTAGGATCTGCTGCGAATTTAACAGAAGGTGTTTATTTTGTTAGGGGATATTTCATTGGAGTTGAAACAAGTACAATTATTTTAGATCAATACACTAACACTCCCTCATATAGAGTTGGATTAGAAATAGTAGAAGATATTATAGACTCTGATGAAGATCCATCTTTAAATGATAATTCACAAGGTTTTTCCAATTATGCTGCTCCTGGAGCAGACAGATTAAAAATTACTTTAAACTTATCCAAAAAACCAATAGATAATTTTAATGATGATAATTTTATAGAATTGTTTAGAGTTACTAATGGAATAGTAACTTCAATTAAAAAAGATGATAAGTATTCATTTATTAATGAAATTTTAGCCAGAAGAACTTATGATGAGTCTGGAAATTATTATGTAAATGCTTTTAATGTACAGGCATTAGAGTCATTGAATGATAATCTTGGAAATGGTGGACTTTATACAGAAACTCAAAAAACTCCAGATGGTTCTTTACCATCAATTGATTTAGGACTTTTAAAAGTTTCTCCTGGAAAAGCATATGTAAAAGGATATGAAATTCCAACAAGTAATGTTTTAATAGATTATCCAAAACCAAGAACTACAAAATCAGTAGAGTCTTCATCAACATCTTTTTATGGTGGTGACTTAATTAGAATTAATAACGTAAAAGGATCCCCAACTCTTGGACTAACTACTACATTTTCAGTTTCTCTGTTGGATCAGAGATTGACAAATCAAGTAGCAACTGGTACTACAGTAGGATTTGCAAGAGTTTATGATTTTGAGTCTCATAATACTTCATTTGAAAATCCTTCAAGTCAAGCAAACTTATACTTATTTGATATTCAAACATACACTAATTTAACTTTAAGTGGAGCAATTTCTTCGCTGACTGTAGGTTCTTATGTAAAAGGGAAAAATAGTGGTGCTTTTGGATATGCAAAAGAAGTTAGTGGAGCCTCTGTAAAATTATATCAAGTTTCTGGAAAATTCTCAATTGGTGAAAATTTAATTGTAGATGGAATAGAATTTTCACAAACACTTACTGCAGTCAGAGATTATTCAATTGATGATGTAAAGTCAATTTATAATCAATCAGTAAGTTTTGTTGCTGACACTTTATTGTCCAAACAAAGCAATATTACTGGTCAATTTACTGCTCAAATTGATTCTGGTATAGGAACAATTACAAGCAATAATGGAAGTTCATTTGCATCATCCTTAAAGGTAAATGATGTATTATCATTTACCAGAGCAGGATTATCATCTTCAGTTTATGTTAAAATCACTTCTATAGCAGCATCTAAAAATCAAGTTGTTGTCACTGGAGAATCCACAGTTCAAAATGTTTGTACTGGAAACATTGGTACTGGAACAACATTTTATCAAATATCAGATTTAAAAGTAATTAAACCTCAAGTAGTTGTCAACTCTGAATCATCATCCTTATATACTCAATTAAATCATAGTAATATTTCAAATGTAAGCACCTTAAATTCAAACGTTTATATTAAAAAGCAATATACTGGAGTATCAAAATCTTCAACCACATTAACTCTCCCAACATTAGTAGGTGATTACACATATGCATCTTTTGATGAAGAAAGGTATGTTGTAGTCAATGCTGATGGAACATTAGAAAATCTTTCTAATGCAACCTTTACAAGATCTAATGGAAATAAAGATGCAGAATTTACGAACTTGAGTTCTACTGCAGGACCTTGTTCTGTAATCACAACGCAAATTAAATCTAATGTAACTAATAAATTTAAGAAGTTAAATAGATGTTCCTTTGTTGATATTACAAAAACCAAATACTCAACACCACCAAATGCTGGACTTGCTGTAACATCAGTATATGGAGTTAGAGTAGAGGATAATGAAATCTCATTAAACTATCCAGATATTTTTGAAGTTCAAGGTATATTTGAATCTACTGAAACTGGAACTGCTACTCCTCCTTGGATTTCATTAACTGGAATCACTGGTCCAAATGGTAACACTTTAGATCTAATTGTAGGAGAGATTCTAATAGGTCAAGATTCTGGAGCAGTTGCAGTATATGCAGAAAATAAAACCACAAGTCAAATTTACATTATTTACAAAAACCAAAAAGTATTTTCTGCCTCTGAAATAGTTTCATTTAAAGAAAGTGGATATACTGCAACAGTATCTACAGTAAATGTTGGTTCAACTAATATCACTAATGATTTTTATCTTGATAATGGACAAAGGAAACAATTTTATGATTTTGGAAGGATTGTAAGAAAAGATTCTTCAAAAGAACCATCTCATAGAATTAGAATATATTTTGATAGATTTTCTTTTGAATCTACTGATAATGGCGATGTAATTACAGTTAATAGTTATCCATCTACAATCAATAAAAATAAAATTCCATCTTACAATCAAGTCAGAAATTTAGATACTATTGACGTAAGACCAAGGGTATCTAATTACAATACTTCAAGTACTATCAGTCCATTTGATTTTGGTTCCAGAGATTTCTCTGGTTCTGGTTCAAATACCACTCAAATTTTATCTTCTAATGAAGACTTTGTATTTGACTATTCTTTCTACTTACCAAGATATGACAAATTAACTTTATCCTCTAATGGTGAATTTGAACTGGTATTAGGATTTCCTGCAGAAGATCCAAAATTACCAACAATTTCTAAAGAAGTATTAGATGTAGCAACAATTTTATCAGTACCATATGTTTATGATCTTAATACTGATGTTGTCATTTTACTGACTGACAACAGAAGATATACAATGTCCGATTTGAGAGATATTGAAAATAGAGTAGAATCTTTAGAATATTATACAAGTCTTTCATTATTAGAATCTACAACCAAAAATTTATTGATAGAAGATGAAGATGGATTTAATAGATTTAAATCAGGATTCTTTGTAGATAACTTTAGTTCTTCTGATTTTTCAGACACCACTTCTCCAATTTATAGATCTAAAATAGAAAACAATACAATATCTTCTCCAACAGTAAAAAATCTCATTAATCTCTCTTTGTATTCTGATGATAGTCAAAATACTACTTCAGAAATTAATTTGAGTGATGTCAATTCAAGTAATTTAAAATTAACTGGAAATACATTAACATTATCATATACAGAAACTGATCATGTAAAGCAACCATTTGCAAGTAGAATTGTAAACATTAATCCATATCAAGTAGTAACTTGGTCAGGATTATTAAATTTAAATCCAAGCAGTGATACTTGGACAGTAGAAATTTCAGAATCCAGAAGAGTAGCTGATGCTTCAAGAGCAGGATCTTCTGATGTAAGTGTAACCAAAACCAAAATTCCTTACATTAGATCAAGAAATATTGAATTTGTTGCTACAAGATTAAAACCAAACACCAAATTTAAACTTTTATTTGATTCTAAAGAATTAAGTTCTAATATTAATGGATTTACTTATGTATTTCCAAAACTACTTCAAATAAAAGATGTTACTGGATCATTCCAAATTGGAGAAACTGTAACTGCTTACACGAATACTATCAGTGCTGATAGTCAAAAAATTTGTACTTTTAGACTTTGTACTCCAAATCATAAATCTGGAAAATATAATTCCCCAGAATCAACTTATACAGTAAATCCATACAGCACTTCTTCAGGAATAGCAACAGTTTATGGTCCACAATCAACCTTGTTAAATATTGACACCTCTTCCCTTCAAATTGCCAACACATCTAAGTTCTATGGCAATTTAATTAAGGGATGCAAGTTGTATGGAAAGACCAGTAAAGCAATAGCTACTGTATCAGAAAATCAATTGATTGCTGACAATAATGGAACTTTAATTGGAAGTATTTTTATACCAGATCCAAATAATTCTTCTCTAAAGTATAATACAGGAAGAACTCCAGTAAGAGTAACTCAATCAACATCACTTGGAGTTCCTGGAGAATTCGTAAGTTCTGCTGAGGCTGTCTTTACTTCATCTGGAACTGAAATTAAAACTACCACTATTAATTATTATGACCCATTAGCACAATCATTTATAGTTAGTGATCAGAATGGTATTGTTCTATCTTCAGTAGATGTTTTCTTTGCAAGCAAAGATAGTAATATTCCAGTGTCATTACAAATTAGAGAGGTTATCAATGGCACTCCAGGTGGTCCAGATAAAATAGTAGGAAATCTTGAAAAGGTTCTAAATCCATCTGAAATTACAACAAGTTCTGATGCAAGTATAGCAACTACTTTTAGATTTGATAATTTGACCAGATTGGAAGGTGGAAGAGAATATGCAGTAGTTCTTTTATCAGATTCATTTGATTACAATGTATGGGTTTCAAGAGTTGGTGAAGTTGAAATATCTACTGCAAGTTTGCCAGAGGTTCAAAAAGTAATTATTAATTCTCAACCATCTTTAGGATCTCTGTTCATCTCACAAAATGGAACAACTTGGACAGCAGTCCAAACTGATGATCTTAAATTTACCCTTAAAAAGTGCAAATTTTCTACAGCAGGAGGAACTGCAAGATTCTATAATTCAAAAGTAGAAGTTGAAGACATTGAAAATCTTCTTCCAACAAACCCAGTTGTAGTTGGTGTTGGATCAGATGCTCCAAATAATGGTTATTTTATGCAGATTATTCATCCAAATCATGGCATGAATTCTGCAAGTAATGTTGTGACAATAGATGGTGTTTCAACAGATGTTTCTCCAACAACATTAACTGCTGGATATGGAATAACTGCAACTGGATCCATTTTAGTTGCAAGTAATTCAAACTTTACCACATTTGAAGGACAAACAGTTTCTCCATCAAATCCAGGATATGTTTTAATTGATGGTGAAATAATTAAGTATGAAAATGCTTCTACTGCTGGACAGTTATCAGTGATTACAAGGGGAATGCAAAATTCTCCAATTATTAATCATCCAGTTTCATCTTTAGTTTATAAGTATGAGTTTAATGGAGTATCTCTGATTGGAATTAATACTTCTCACACCATTTCCAATTCTCATCCAATTACTATAGATTCATACTATATTGGTATTGCAAAATCATTTACTTCATCTAAATTTGGTGGTGGAAACTCTGTATATGCAACAAAGAACAAACTGTATAACTCAGTAGGTATAAGTTCAGAATTTGTTTCAGTATTTAATGGAGCAACTTGTTCTGCATCATTAAGATCTATTTCTGGTCAAAGTGTTGATGGAAATGAATCTCCATTTGAAGATCAAGGATATTCATCACTTTCAATATCAAATACAACTACATTTAATACAATAAGATTAGTAGCATCAGAAGAAAATGAAAATCAATTCTTAAATGCAACTCAATTCCCAGGAAACAAATCTCTTACTTTAGATCTGAATTTAGGAACTTCTGATTCTAATGTTTCTCCAATCATCAATGTTGAAAAATCTTTCTTAACTGTCAACAATAACAGAATAACCCAACCAATTGTTGGTATTGCTTATACAACTGACAATAGAGTAAATTCAAATGTAGATGACCCACATACATTTATTCATATTACTAACAGAGTTGATTTGCTCCAAAGTGCAAATGCACTGAAAGTTCTACTTGATGCATATAGACCAGCAGATTGTGACATTAGAGTGCTTTACAAGTTGTTTAGAAATGATTCGCCAGATGAAGACCAAGTTTGGAATCTGTTCCCAGGATATACTAATTTGGATGTAAATGGAAATGTAAAAAATGAAGCTTATAATAATGGATTAACAGATAAACTTGTAGCACCAAGTTTGAGCAATCAGTATTTGGAATATGAATATACTATGAACAATTTGGAAGATTTCACAGCATTTGCAATTAAAATTGTATGCTCAAGTATCAATCAAGCAGTAACTCCAATTATTCAAAACTTAAGAGTAATTGCACTGAAATAATGGAAAATAAGTATGCTAAAGTTGAAGGTCATCCAAATATAATTAGAGACTTGAAGACAAATGCAATTATTAATACAGACATTCAAGGAATGCAGAATTATATTTCTTCTAAAAACAGAAGATTGAATGAAAAACAAAAATTAGAGTCTTTGACTAATGATGTGGAAGAAATGAAATCTTCTATAGAAGAAATTAAACAATTATTAAAGGATTTGGTAAATGGACCCAGATGACCTAAAACTTGAAACTATTTCTAAATTGTTTGAATATGAAAAAATTTCAAGAGAATTGGATACTTGTACAAATATTGATTTAATGAGAAATCTTTGTAAGTGTTATGTGAAGTTGTATATGAAGCAGCAAGAGGTAGTATCAGATATATGCAAAAATCTCTAAATACTTAAAAAGTGTAAAATAATGGCAAAACCAGCATCAAGACAAGAATTAATTGATTATGCCTTAAGGCAACTTGGTGCTCCTGTTCTGGAAATTAATGTTTCAGAGGAACAAATTGATGATAGATTAGATGATGCCCTTCAGTATTTCAATGAAAGGCATTTTGATGGCGTTGAGAAAATGTTCTTGAAGTATAAATTTACTCAAGATGATATTGATAGGGGTAGATCACGTGGTGGAGCGAGGAGTGCTGGAATTGTTACAACAACAGTGTCATCTGGATTGGGATCATTTAATTGGGAAGAAAACTCAAACTATATTCCAATTCCAGATACTATTGTTGGAGTAGAAAGAGTTTTTAAACTTGATAATAGAACTATTACATCAAACCTTTTTAATGTTAACTATCAGTTATTTTTGAATGATATTTACTGGTTTAGTTCTACTGAACTTGTAAACTATTATGTAACCAAGAGATATCTTGAAGATATTGATTGGATTGTTAACCCACAAAGACAGATTAGATTTAATAAGAGACAAAATAGACTGTACATTGATATGAGTTGGGATAGTATTGTGGCTGGAAACTATCTCATAATGGAATGTTATAGAATTTTAGACCCAAATGATTATACTAAAGTTTATAATGATTCTTTCTTAAAACTTTATTTTACTGCATTGTTGAAAAAACAGTGGGGACAAAACTTAATCAAATTCCAAGGAGTAAAACTTCCAGGTGGCGTAGAGTTAAATGGACGTCAAATTTATGATGATGCAGTAAAAGAATTAGAAGATATTAGAATGAGAATGTTAAGTGAGTTTGAAACTGCTCCATTTGATATGATAGGTTAATATGTTAAATCCATTCTTCTTACAAGGCACATCCAGTGAGCAAGGTCTTGTTCAGGATTTGATTAATGAACAATTAAAAATGTATGGCATAGAAGTTTATTATATGCCAAGAGAAATTATTACGGAAGGAAAGGTTATAAAAGAAGTTTTATATTCAACATTTACTAATCAATTTCCAATTGAGGCATATCTTGCTTCTTATGAAGGATTTGATTCTAATAGTATTTTAATGAGTAAATTTGGGGTTAGAATTACTGATGAAATGAACCTAATTATCTCTAAAGAAAGATTTGAAACTTACATTGGAGAATTGATGAAACAAATCCCAGATGTAAAAAACGCATTACGTCCTAATGAAGGGGATTTAATTTACATTCCATTAAGTGAAAGCTTTATGGAAATTAAATATGTTGAAAATAGAAAACCATTTTATCAACTTCAAAAAAATTATGTTTATGAATTGAGATGTGAACTTTTTGAAATTGAAGATGAAAATATTGTAATGAATGTCAGTGATCCAGTTATTGCTGGAAAAGAACCAAAAGCTCTTGGATATGAATCGGAATTACAACTTTCTGGAATTGGGGTCACTGCAACTGCATCTACAACTTTTGTTTCTGGAGGCGTTCAAACAATCAGTACAATTAATGGTGGTTATAGATATTCTACAACTCCAAGTATAAATGTTTCATCTCCACTTTCTGGAACAAAAGCACGAGTTGTTGGTATAATGACCAGTAAAAGTGCTCTTTTAACTTCAAAAAGTGTTCATAAAATATACATAGAAGACCCTGGAACAGGGTATAATTATAGCAAACCACCATTGGTAACATTTTCTGGGGGAGGGGGTTATAATGCCAGTGCTACAGTTGGCATAGCAACTTCTGGAAGTATTGGACCTATCAGTCTAACCAACGCTGGTCAAGGGTATGTTACCGAACCTACAGTAACCATTTCAGGACCAGTTTCTGGAGGAACCACTGCAACAGCTAGGGCATTTTTAAATTCATCTGGAGGAATTTCTACAGTTAGAATTATAAATGCTGGGTATGGATATACAACAGCACCAAACATTACAATTTCTGCTGGTAGTACAGTTTCCAATGGAAATTATATTTTTGGAGAAACAGTAACTGGATCTATTTCTGGTGCTACAGGATTAGTCAAAGATTGGGACGCAGAAACTAAAATTCTTAAAGTTAGTGGATTTGGAACTGCATTTGTAACAGGTGATGTTGTAGTTGGGGCTGCTTCAACTGCTACGTACATTATTAAAGATAGCGGAGATTTTATATCTGCTCCCCCATATGATTCCTCTGATGACATTCAAGAAGAATTTGATGATATTGTAGAATTTACAGAAGTCAATCCTTTTGGTGAAGTTTAAGATAAATACAAAATAAACGAAAATAATTATGTTTGGCAATTATTTTTATCATAAGTCAATACAAAAAACTGTAACTGCTTTTGGAACGTTATTTAATAACATTCAAATCAGACACTTTAATGATGCTGGTGACCCAATTTCCAGATTGAAAGTTCCACTTGCGTATGGACCTACACAAAAGTTTTTAGCAAGAATTGAACAGCAACCAGCAGGTGATAGAAAGATTGCATTAACGCTTCCAAGAATGTCATTTGAAATGACTTCAATTGATTATGATTCTCAAAGAAAATCTTCAGTTATTCAAACATTTAGTTCTCCAAGAACTGATACAGGAAAACCTGCAAAAGTTTATACACCAACTCCATATAACATTGGATTTGAACTTAACATCATGAGCAAAATTCAAGATGATGCTCTTCAAATTATAGAACAGATTTTACCTTTCTTCCAACCATCATTCAATGTTACTGTGAGATTAATTCCAGAAATTAATGAAACAAAAGATATTCCTATTATTTTAAATAGAGTTGGATTTAGAGATGATTATGAAGGTGATTTTAGTACAAGAAGGATTATACTTTACACATTAAACTTCACTGCTAAAACATACTTATTCAGTGAAATTCCATCAGACAGTCAAGGACTTATTAAGAAAGTTCAAGTTGATTATGCCACAGATGCACTGTTAAATGCAAGAAGAGAAGTTAGATATACTGCAACACCAAAAGCACTTGAAGATTATAATGGAGACAATGTAATTAATACTGTTGATGATGGATTAATTCCATTTGGAGATGATTTTGGATTTAATGAAGAGATAGTTGAATTCCAAGACTTCGAAGATTATAGTCCTTCTCAAGGCACTGATGTGGATATATAATGCATGGCAAACAAATTTAAAAAAATAGAAGAATCTTTAAATATAGAAACCTCAATTGTTTCTGTAGTAGATTCTGCTGAACTTTCTACATCAGAAACTTCAAATGACCCACAAAAAGATTATGAGTATAGTAGAGGACAACTGTATAGTTTAATCTCAAAGGGACAAGAAGCAGTTGATGGCATATTAGAAATTGCTCAAGAATCTGGTCACCCAAGAGCATTTGAAGTTGCAGGTCAATTAATCAAATCTGTTGCAGATACCACAGATAAATTGATTGATTTACAAAAGAAAATGAGAGAGTTAGATGCTCCCCAAAAAGGTCCTACAACAGTTAACAACTCACTTTTTGTTGGGTCTACTGCAGAGTTATCCAAACTTATAAAGCAAGGTCTGCTAAATAGTGCAGAAGAATCATAATATGTAATGAGAGATCCAAAAGGACCTGTAAAATCATACAAGACCCCAAAGGAAATCGCTGCAAAGCATAATGTTCCTTTGGATAAAATTATTCAACAGGTTAAAATGGGAACTAAAGTTGAAGGTGAGCATACCACAAGTAAAGGTGGTGCAAAGATTACTGCATTACAGCATGTAGATGAACTTCCAGATTATTATTCAAAATTAAAGAAAATTGAAAAAATTAAAGAAGGTTCTCTTCATCAGTGGTTTAAAGGTTCTAAGTCAAAAGACGGAAAACCAGGATGGGTCCAATCAGATGGTTCTTCATGTGCAAATGAACCAGGAGAAACAAAAACACCAAAATGTTTCTCAAGTTCAAAATTAGCAAGCATGTCTAAAAGTGAAATTAGATCTGCAGTAAAAAGAAAAAGACAACAAGATCCAGGTCAACAGCAAAAAAGTGGTGCTGCAAAACCAACTTATGTTTCTACAGATAAACCAGAAAAGAAAATGAACGAAGAATCAGACGTCAAAAGTAAAGGTAGTGGCGAAAAAGATGCTTGCTACCACAAAGTAAAAGCAAGATTCAAAGTTTGGCCAAGTGCATATGCATCAGGAGCTCTTGTTAAGTGTAGACAAAAGGGTGCTAAAAACTGGGGAAACAAATCAGAGGAAGTAAGTGTAGAACAGCAATATGAAAAAGATACAAAATATTGTCTTCTTTGCAAAAAGAACGAAAAAAGAGATGAATGTTCTTATGGTCCTCAAATGTGGGATAGGTATACTATAGCAAAAATTCATCCTGCCAATGAATCAAAGATTCATGAGGATCATAAAGAAGTTGCTTCTGGAAAGAAGAAAGATGAAGAAGGATACATGGCAAGAGTTGAGTTTGATCAAATTGAGAGAGCAATTAATATTTTAAGAAAACATATTAAGAAAGGAGATCAACAAATTCCTGCTTGGGTTCAATCTAAGATTACAAGAGCAGCAGATTTTATTGATACTGCAGCAGAATATATGCAGAGTGATGAGGATATATCTGAAGCATGTTGGCAAGGATACAAGCAAGTTGGAATGAAGAAAAAAGGTAAGAAAATGGTTCCAAATTGTGTTCCTGCAAATGAAGATACTTGTTTGACATTTTCACAATTTATGGCAGAAGTTGCTGCATGGCAAAGAAAAGAAGGTAAGAATCAATCTGGTGGTCTGAATGAAAAAGGTAGAAAATCATATGAGAGGGAGAATCCAGGGTCAGACCTCAAATCACCTTCAAAAAAAGTAGGCAACCCTCGTAGAGCATCATTCTGTGCTCGTATGTCTGGGATGAAGAAAAAGTTAACTTCAGCAAAAACTGCCAATGATCCAAATAGCAGAATTAACAAATCCTTAAGAGCTTGGAATTGCTGATATGAAAAGTTATAAACAGTTTCTTTCAGAAAGTATCAATATTCAAGGTGACTTTAATGGAACCCTGAATATTGGATCACAACCATCTCCACAACAAGTTGGAGAAGAATTCTCTGTTGATTTTGTATGGCAGGGAAGCATTTATAGAGTTGATATGATTTCAGAGCATGGAATTCCCTCAAAAGATAAACTTGTAGAACATCTTCAGAGGGAGTATCCTGGAGCAATTATACATAACATATATCCAGCAACTCAAAAAGTAGAAAACATAACTAAAGTTAGCAGGTATCATCCAGCAAAATTAGAATGGATTTGATTCATGGCACAATGGAATATTCAAACTCAAGATTATCTAAATCAAGAGAGATCTCTTTTTGAGGTTTTTAATGTTGCAACAAAAGATGGAGTAGAAGTATCTACAGATAATCCATTTCCAGTCACAGGAACTGTTGGGATTTCATCAGATACTCTTATTACTATCAATCCAGATACAAATGCTGTTGATGCATTTGGTAGAAATAGAGTTTCTGAACCATTTACTCTTGGTGATTATAAGCACCTTTATGCTATTGACCCAAACTTTTTAGATAGTGTTTCTGGTGCTGGTTCAACAGTAACATTTTTACAAAATCAAGCAGCAGCAAAATTACAAACTGGTATTGGATCTACTGCATTTAGTATTCACCAAACAAAGTTTTATCATCACTATCAGCCAGGAAAAGGACAACTAATTTTTAGTTCTTTTAACTTTTATGCTCCTCAACAAAATGCAACTAAAAGAACTGGATATTTTGATGATAGAGACGGAATTTATTTTGAACAGGTTGGTCTTAATACTTCTGATGGAATAAATCCTGGTATTGGAACAAACAATTGGGTAATCAGAACTTTTGTAAGTGGAATTGCAACAGAAACAAGAATTCCACAATCACAATGGAACAGAGATAAATGTGATGGAACAGGAACTTCTGGGTTCAATTTAGATATTACAAAAACTCAACTTGCATTTATAGATTTTCAGTGGTTAGGTGTTGGTAGAGTTCGTTGTGGATTTGCTCATAATGGGCAACTTATCACCGCACACGAATTTAACCATTCCAACTATCAGAGCACAGTTTATATTGCAAATCCAAACCTACCAGTTCGTTGTGAACTCCGAAATACTGGTGTAGGTATTGGAGCATCATTTGATCAGATTTGTTCTTCTGTGATGTCAGAAGGTGGATATGTAGAAAGTGGTATTGACTTTGCTTATACAATGACTGCTACAAGAACCACACCAACACCAGCAGGAACAGAACTTCCTTTGGTTGCCATTCGTCTCAAAAATATTTTTCAGGGATATCCAAATAGAATATCAGTTAAATTGAATAATATTTCATTATTCTGTGAAACAAATAGTATTGTTTATAAAGTTATAAAACTTCCAAGTTCTGCTTATTTGAGTAATGCGGCAACTTTAACTTGGACTTCTGCTTCTGATAATAGTGGTGTTGAGTTTTGTATTAATGCAACAACTTACAATAATGGTGATGTTTTTGCATCTGGTTATGTTCCTTCTGGTGCATCACAAAACTCACTTTCACCAGTTGCTTCTGGAACATTAAGTCAGGCAAAGAAAAATATTATTGTTCAAAATATAGATTCAACAAACTCTGAAATTTATGTGCTTGTTGTAAGAACCATTACTACTACTGGTAATGCTACTGCTTCAGTTGCTGCTGCTCTTCAGTGGAGGGAGATTTATTAATTAATTATGGCTAATGACATTTATCTTGGCAATCCCCTTTTAAAAAAAGCAAATACTCCGATAGAGTTCTCTCAAGAACAAATTGTTGAATTTGTAAGATGTAAAAATGATCCTGTATATTTTGCAAAATCATATGTTCAGATTGTAACTCTGGATCATGGTCTTCAACCATTTAGACCTTATAGT